ATCATCAATCGGTACCCGCTCAGCGCCTGTAAGCGGCCCCGTCGCGTCGGGCAGGCCTGAAATCGTCGTGGGCTGGGTCATGCTTACAGAGTAACGATCGGCTGCTGACTCAATGTCTGAATCGGCGTCGGTTGCGGGCTCAGCAGCTCCAACACCATCACGCAGAACCGACCATCGGCCAGCTTCAGCGGTTCGTGCTGCAGCTTGTACGTCAATCCCTCGTGCTGCACCTGGTCGCCATACTGCAGGGCGCCGAATTGATCGGTCCTGACGGTCAGCGCATAGTCCACCGTCACCACCTGATCATTCATAATGATCTGGCTGGCGCGGTCCATAATCCCCAAACCAACAACGGCCCCAGCAGTGACGCTGGAGCCGAAGTCAGCCAGCAGGAAATCATCGGGGATTTCCTGGAGCATGGTCAGACCGCGTAACGGGCGCCGCCGACAGCCACGCAGGTGACAGTGGCGGAAAAGCTGCCGGTTTCATCCGTGAAGGCAAGCCGCACAAACTTGCCCACCTGGTCGCGGGGGATCGACAGCTTCTGCAGTGCAGCAGTGCTGCCCAGATCGGCAAACGCTCCACCGGGGACGTCCGTAGCATCGCTGCCATCGGAAGCGTTACCAGCTTGAACCTTTACCTTGATTGCGGTGTTTGAAGCGCTGGCAGCCGCATACAGCAGCAGCAGCAGATCGCCGTCAACGGCGCTCACGTCAACCGCAGTGGTGTTGCCCACGGCGTCGCGAGTGGCAGGAGCCAGGATGGTAAATGCCTGGAGTTGCTCCAGGGCTCTGAGTTCAATGGCCATTGATCAATCCTCCGGGGTGGGGGTAAATACGGGTCGCCCACGCTTTGTGGGTAGTTGGCCAGGCGGCATGGTCAGCTCTTCGTCAGTGGCTGTTTCCATGGCTACGACTGGATTTTTGGCAGAGCGCCGCGGCTTGGGCGGGCAGGCCGAGGCGGGCTCAGGATCGGGCTCTGGCGCAATCGAGGCCATGCCCAGCGCCAGCAGCTCGTTAGCTGGGCCTTGAGGAAGGTCAGCCACCTCACCCATAGCGAGGTGGCGACCGTCTGCTCTGCAGTTCGAGAGAATCTGCAGCCTCATGATCAGGTGCCCAGAGCGAAGGACTGCGGGCGGCGCACCGCCACGTCGAAGTCCTGATGCACGGTCAGGATCACCTGGCCGCTGGCGCTCTGGGTGTAGGGATCCACGACGACATCGAGTCCAGACCACATCCCGACGACGCAATCCGAAAAATTACCCATGAGCACGTCGTTGAGCTGCATCTGGTTGGACACGGTGAACTGGTAGCCGTTCACAGTGCCGGCGTCGGTCATGATATAATCGGAGCCAGCAGAAGAGGCCCGGAGGGTCTGCTTCAGGGCGCCGCGCACCACGCTGTTGCCGATGTAGCGCATCGAGCCGGCGTCGAGGTTGTCGATCGCCAGTTCGGTCTCCAGGTCCACGTAGTCGGCCCAGTCGCCGCAGTTGTGGGTGGTGGAGCCGTCGCCGCCCAGAGTGGTCGGAAATGCCTTAGCAGTGCCGCCGCCCAGGGTCACGCTGCCAATGCCGGTGGTGTTGATGATGCCCAGCGGCTGGCCGTTGGAGCCGGTGCCGTAGCCGATGGTGTAATCCATGCCCAAGGCGACGGACTCGGCCATGTCAAGGCGCACCAGGTTCTCAACGTCTGGGGAGCTCTGGATCATCATCCGGCGGCTGATCGGCACGCGAACGCCGATGGTGCGCGGGATCATGTTCACCAGACCGAAGGTGAGCTTGCTGTTGGTTACATTAGCGTTCTCGCCGACGAAGTAGTACTGGCTGGAGCTGAGCTTCTTGGGGATCTCGACGTTGCCCTCCAGGCCGGAGAGCATGGTCAGGCCGCTGTTCAGGAAAGCGGAACGGTTGCGGATCAGGTCAATGAACTGCGCATCCAGCCGATCGGTGCCGACCAGTGCACCACCATCGCCGAAGGTGCCAACCACCTGACCGGGGGTTTCAGCGGCGCGGTTGGAACCCAGCACTTCCCAGGGGATCAGCACGCCGTTGGCGCTGCGGCTGTGCTTGGCCTGGGCGGCGCGGGCCACCTCCAGCTCAAACGCAGCGGCCTCAGCGGTGCGGGGGTTCTGGTCGGCCAAGTAAGCGGCGACGCGCAGGAAGCTGTAGCGCTTCACCTCACGCTTGCTCAGGCCGATCTCACTAGCGCCAGCGTCATGCACGCGGCCCTCGAATTGGACCTTGCGCATGCCCAGCTGCTGCATCACCACCTCACGGGCGGCATCGATGCTGGCGTCGTTGTTGATGAGTTTCTCAGCCAGCTCGGGGAGCTGGAACTGGTCGCACATGCCGCGGATGGTTGCAACACGCTCGCGCTCGGCGCGCCGAGCGTCCTGCTGCACCTCCGCCACGTTGATCTCGGTGGTCATTTGGATTTGATCAGTGGGGTCAGTCCGCTCGGCGGTCTGTGCTGTCAGGCTATGGAGGGGCTGAATAACCGGTTCTGCAGGAACAGTGGGCTCAGGGGCGGACTCAGGATCAGCCGCCTTGGCCTCAGGCTCTACCCAAGGGTCATCCATGGCGCGGCCGAGGCCTACGGTTTGGTCGGCGGGGACGCTTACGCTCGAAACCTCCAGGGCCTTCCAGCTGGTCACGTAGAAGTCGTCGCCGCGTTGTTCGATGTCGTCAATGCTGTAGGCGAACGAGACGTTTTTCGTAATCCCGGCTTCAATATCGACGCGGCGGCGGTGCTCTTCTGTTCCACGTTCCGTAGTGTTTGGGCTCCACCGCACCGTGGAGTACAGACGGCGGTCGTCACCCAGCCAAGCCTTTTCGACAACGCCTAAGACCTTGTTGGGGTCATGCCCCCAGAGCCACGGCGCGCCGTCGTTCAATCGCGACAGGTCCATGGCGCCTTGCTCATGCACCAGGATCTCGCGGCCGAAGAATCGCTCTACGGGCGCCTCGCTAGAAAACGAGAATGTGAGCGTTTCGTCGGTCTTCTCTTCCAGCTGCATGCCGCCGGGCAGCTCTCGCCGCTGGGGGCCCCGCAGCTTCGTGAGATCTAGGGTTGAATCCAAGGCCGGACAGTCGCTGGCTTCAGGCTACGGATGGCTGGGGCTGAGCTTCCGTATCCTCACCTTCTTCCCCGCCGTCGTCGGGGTCTTCTATCTCAGGCTCAGCAGTGGGCGGCTCCGCAACAGGATCAGGCGGCTGCTCCACGGTGGGCATCAGGCCCAGTGATTCCTTCAGTTCGTTCTCCATGGCGATCTGAGCCATCACCTGCTCAAACTGCTCACCGCTGTATTCAGTGATCAATTCGCTGTGAGATTTGAGTAGCATTGCCTTGGCTTTTTCCATGGCGGAAACATCCTTAGCTGGGTCTACCCAGTCCCATGATCTAGCCTGCCAGCGCGGAGCGTTATACCTTTCTGGCCTGGTCCAGTAGTCATTAAAAGCTGGTGACGGCAATTCGCCCGCCAGCATCGCAGCACGTAGCCACTCTTCAAATACGCGCTGGTGGAACACCTCAATGATCGCGCTTTGCACCACCCGCCAGTGGTCGCGATCCTCCAGCACGCTGGTGCGCATGCTGCTGTAGTTCGTGTCGCTGAAGTCCTTGCTGATCGTTGCATACGAACACCCAAACCCTGCCGCGAACCGCCGCGTCAGGTTCCGCACCACGTTGTCGTACTGGCCGTCATCTGGTCCAAAGTCAGGCGCGACCGGCTCCTGGCCGGGGTCGAGGATGTTCCAGCTACCGGCCTCAGTGTTGAACAGTTGCTGGCCGTTCTCGACGGCATCACCCTGCAGCTCGCCGTCTGGGGTGCGGATCCATCCGAGGCTATTGGCCTGAACTCTTTTGCGTGTCCAGTGGGCCTCTTCATACTTCCCGAGGTTGTGCACCGTCGTGATTACCGACGCCAGCCACGGCACTCCACGGTTCTGGCCGATCCGCTCGGGCATGTAAACGTGAATCATGTCGGCGGCCGGCACCAACACGTGCTTTTCCTGTGCACCGCGACGGTTGAGGCCCAGCTCCACGTCGCCAGGGTGGCGGATGAGGATGGCGTACCGGGTCGGGCGGCCCCACTGGTTGATTTCAACGCCCAGCCGCCATTCGTGGCCGGCGCGGTCGCTCACGCCTGACTTGTCTTCGTCAAGCTGGTGTGACTCAATCAGCTCCAGCGCCAGTGGGGTGCGGCCTTGACCCAGTGCCTGCCGCACGATCCGCACCAGGCACTCGCCCGACTCCGGCAGGCTGCCGGCGATCATCATCTCGAAGCCGTGGAACGAAAGCCGGCCCGCCAC